CAACTTCTTGCCATAAGCAGAGAGAGTAACTAAATCACCGACTTTCACTGATCACCTCCAGATTCGCCTTGAAGACACCTTCGCATTGAGCGGAATCGACAAACATTATCTTAGCAAAACTCCGATGTAAGGCAACCAATAGTGCCGGTCTGCCTGAGTCCCGGCAAAACTCTTTGAGTCTCACTAAGTCACCGACTTTCACTTGCCACCTCGAAATCATTCCTACGATACAACTCAGGATTTCTATTGGGATACAAGACAGTAATAAAGTCTAGGTGATCGCGCCATTCTCTTCCTAGAACAATCCCTACACTATCTCTCTGCCAGGGTTCGAAATATCCAAATCGTTTTATGACTAAATCACCGACTTTCACTGATCACCTCAAATTACTATTAAAGACAAAAATATGCCAATCGCTATTGCCATAAACGGGACAAGCACCGCAATCAATATCTTAACCGTTTCCACCTCTATCTTATCCTTTCATCTTTGTCCGCACCCAAAGTCCGACGAAGGGCAACGAACCAATGATGGCAAACAAAAGATTCCACTCACCATGACAATTTGATAAATGCTGAAGCATGTGACACCCCTAATCCAACTTTGTCTCTTGTGAGTAATGACACAACCTGTAAAAAAGATACAGAACAGATATCAAGATGCAGTCCCAGAAAAACCCCTCTGTCGCATCTCCTGTAATTAAAGTAATCATATGTCTCCTTCACTTTCTGAACATATAATATCACACGATCCCTTGCATGTCAAGATCTTTTTGTGACTTTTTCAGTCTTTATAAATCAGCACCCTGGACAGGACTCGAACCTGTAGTCTACGGTTTAGAAGACCGTTGCATTATCCATTATGCTACCAGGGCACAATCCGTTAACTCTTTCGCCAGTAATCTACAATCACTGTACCGAGAAATATCCCGCCCGCTAACATAGCAACGTTTAATACAAAGTCAAGCATTGTTTTCCCCTTTCACTTCTTCACTGATATCATCAACTACGACCTCTTTCAAAACTCTCCAGTTTTCAAGACCTTTTTTTGTAGAAATCGTGTCATAACTGTCCCTTGCCTCTATAGAGGGTCCTACTGGAAAGTCGTCGTCGTCTACCTCAATCGTATCATGAGATCCGACACTGTACTCTAGTGATGCAATCCTTCCTTCCAACATTCTCAGGTCCTTAATTATAGACACTAGCGCAGTGCGGATTCCCGCCAATTCTGCAATCTCTGGACTCTTCATCTACTTCGCTCCTTTCTAATAAAATCTCTCTGTATTTGAGCAATGCCAATTCTTTTTTCTTACATTCTAGCATAACATCCTGTTCTTGTCCATAGGTATTTATTGGATTTAGAACATAATCTGAATGTGCTTGGGGTCGGATTTTGTCATCATTGTATTCGAGTGCTTTGGACTCTGAAACATGGACAACTGGTTTGATATCGCTTGCCCAGGTTGATGCCGCAAGTTTAAGCGCCTCTTCTTCTGATTGACCTCCGGTACAAAATCTGTGATGATGATAATCAAACACAATCGGGATACCAATCACTCTGTGCATGTGATCATATATGTGCTTCACGCTCCACATGCTTGCCTTGTCATCGTTCTCTAGTGTCAGTCTTTTCTGTGTATTGTGATCAAGTCTGTAAAAATTTTGGCACCATCTTTTTGCAGTGCCAACAAAATCACCACCGTAAGTTCCCCCGACATGGATATTGATCTTATTGTAGGGACTCGGATCGATGAATCCCATGAGATCAAAAATCTCCGAGTGTGTGTTCAACTCCTTGATAGTCTTCAGCACGACCTCATCCTTGGGCGAACCAAGTACGTTGAAAGGACCTGGATGACAAGTTAGTCTGTGACCATTCTCCGTAGCATACTCACCTGCTTGGTCGAGGTGAAAACAGATCTCATCATAATCTGGAAGATCTGACAAAGAGTATTCCGAAGACCATGGGAAAATGTCTGAAGACATTCTGAAAAACTTGATCCCGTTCATCTCATTCCACTGGAGAATCTTCTTCAGGTCTTTGACATTTTCCAGAGCGAGGGCAGAAGCATATGCCTTGCCCTTCTCAAGAAACGTCTTCTTGATCATTGACCTATTGGTCGTGATCCTCTTTGACTTAGGGACTTCGGATAGGGTCATGTTAATACATGCATAACCAAGATTCATGTCATACCTCGCTAACAACTTTGAAATCACTACTTGTTATTCTACACTTTTCGTTTCGCCATGGCAAGTAAATTTCTGCTTCCAATACTTTGCAATCTTTCATTTGAATTAGTTTTGTAACTATCTGAGGTGGTGCCTCCGGTTTGATCCTTATGTACTCCCCGGTCTGTAAATTCACACCATAACCCCAATCCTGCGGTACAACTAGATCACCGACTTTCACTGATAACCTCCATCAAGTTCATTTGTATTGGTGTCTCGTATCCAAACAAAAAGACCCAGCAATTGTTGCTCTCAACACGCTCCACAATATACACTCCATCACCGGCGAGATGACGGACCTCTTCTTTGTACCTCACTAGATCACCGACTTTCACATATTATGCTCTCTTTTGGTATCCAATTGTAATTCATCACCTTGACTTGTCCTGTCTCTTGTACCAACAACCTCAAAAAACCGGGGTCCTCAATAGACGGACCAATTACGATTGCCACTTTTGGTTGGTAGTGGTAATCATACCAAAACAAAGTACCGGGGCGCAGCGTATGTCTGACGTAAGAGGACTTTAATTTCATACCAAACTAACACAAGCAAGATCAAAAGTCAAGCACTTATTTGCTATTGTGATCAAGTAACAATAAGAGACCAATTGCTGAGAAGATATAGAAAATACCCTTGAAGAAAGTCTCAAAAGAAAACGAATAGAAATCAAACTCAGGCATCTGACTCTTCAAACTCTGCGTCGATAACATCATCCTCTGGTGGTGTTGCGTCGGTAGGGTCTTGGGAAGATGCGTCATACATCTTTTTTGACACACTCTGCATTGCCTCATTTACTTTTTCAATTTGTGACTTTATAACATCTGGACTTTCAGATGTCAAGTATCTTCTTGAGTCTTCTGCTAAGTCTTTGAGCAACTGTTTGTCCTCTTCTGATATCCGGTCTCCATGTTCAGAAACCATATCTTCCACCCTAAAACATAGAGTCTCTAATGAGTTCCTGTCTTCTATCAGACTTCGTCGAGCACGGTCGGTCTCTGAGTTTTCCTCTGCTTCCTTTATCAATTTATCAATCTCTTCATCCGACATCGCGCCCGAACCTGTGATGCTTATGTTTTGCTCTTTGCCCGTTGCCTGATCTTTGGCGGAAACCTTTACCAGTCCGTTAGCATCGATATCGAAGGTCACTTCAATCTGCGGGACTCCGCGAGGGGCGGGCATGATGCCTTCCAACTTGAAGACTCCCAATCGCTTATTGTCCTCTGCAAATTCCCTTTCCCCTTGCAAAACCTTTATGTCCACCGCTGGTTGATTGTCTGCGGCAGTGGTAAAGATTTGAGACTTTGTGCAAGGTATCGTAGAATTTCTATCTATCAACTTAGTCATGACACCACCCATAGTTTCAAGTCCCAAAGACAAAGGGGTCACATCAAGGAGCAAAATATCATTGACCTCTCCGCTGAAGACACCACCCTGGACTGCTGCGCCAAGGGCAACCACTTCGTCTGGATTGACCGAGGTGCTGGCGGATTTTTCAAAATAATCTTCTACAGTTTTTCTCACCAGTGGAATTCTTGTGGAACCTCCGACCAACAAAACCTCATCGATGTCCTGTTTTCTTGTCCCGGCATCCTTCAGTGCACGTTTAACAGGTTGCATTGACCTGCTCACAACATCTTCAATCATCTTCTCAAAGTTAGATCTGGTGAGATTCATTTGTAGGTGCTTGGGACCTGTCGCGTCTGCTGTAATAAACGGCAGATTGATATCTGTCTGGAGCGTGCTGGACAGTTCGATCTTTGCTTTTTCTGCTGCCTCTCTCAGTCTTTGCATGACCATGGAATCATTACTAAGGTCAATGCCGCTCTCCTTCTTAAACTCCGAAACCAACCACTGAATGATCAAATTATCAACATCGTCGCCACCCAAGTGAGTATCCCCGTTGGTGCTGATGACTTCGATCACACCGTCTCCGATTTCCAATATCGAGACATCAAACGTGCCGCCGCCGAGATCGTAAACCAAAATCTTCTTATCGTCTCCACGGTCCAAACCATAAGCGAGAGCAGCGGCAGTAGGTTCGTTGATTATCCTCTTGACGTCTAAACCCGCAATCTTACCTGCATCTCTGGTTGCCTGCCTTTGGGCGTCATTAAAATATGCGGGCACAGTGATGACTGCCTCTGTGACTTCAGTGTTCAGATATGCCTCTGCTGAAGACTTCATGTTGATCAACACCTGAGCACTTATTGTCTGGGGCGCTAGTGCCTTGCCGTCTACCATAATCTCACACATGCCCTGGTTGGACTGGCGGACCTCAAATGGTACGCCCTGGATATCCTTCTCTGACTCGTCAAATCGCATACCAATAAACCTTTTTGCAGAATAAATGGTATTCTTGGCATTGGTCACTGCCTGTCTCTTTGCTGGGTTTCCAATGATGGTCTCTCCACCAGAATATGCAACCACTGATGGCGTTGTTCTTGAACCTTCCATGTTTGTAATCACCTTTGGTTCAGAACCTTCCATCACTGCGACACACGAATTGGACGTGCCCAGATCTATCCCTATAACTTTACTCATTGTTTTCTCCTTCTGGTATAGTGTCATATAAATATATACACGGAAAGGGTCTTGTCAACCCCGAGTTCTCCATTTTTTCATGTTCCATTCCCTCTATGATTTTGTCTAACTTATCCTTTAGGGAATCTTTTTTCTTTTTTTCCAGAATCTTTATCTTTTTTTCCAAAAGCGAAAGTTCCTGTTCGAGATGAGAAGCATACATAAAACTGAAGATCGCACTGAGTGCCAGTATCAGCATCATGATCGTAAACAAACTTCGTATTCTTTTTTCTCTATTTTGCAAAGTTTGCCCTGCTAATAGTTTTTAGATGCTTGGCGCGCACCCAGCGCGCCTTGTCTTCATGCAGCACCCTAACAAGACAAGTGTACTCATCAGGGTGCCACCTATAAAGTTCTGGAGACGTCATGTGGGCGTTGATAAGTCTCGTCTCGGTCACTACACCGATAGACGTTCTACTATCCTTCGTTGGATAGGGCAGGTTTATCTGAACCAGATCTCCTATGTCGAACTGCTGCCTAATCATCCCTTATACTCTATCACACCTTGAACCAACAATCAAGCACTTATTTTCAAAAGATTCCATCATAGTCGTCATCATCAAAAACAAAGTCAAGATTGTAGGCGAAAGATTCCCTTCTTTCTTCCACATCCTGCACTTCTTTTAATGAATTTTTCTTGACCTTTTCCAGCAATGATTTCCTGAGAGTCTGAGTCTTGTCATGCCTCTCGATCAGACCTGCTGCCTGAGCAAGCATTTGAGTCTGGTCACCACCGTGGTAAACACGGATCTTGTCACCGCTTTCCAAAGTAAGCACTGGATCGCAATTCTTGACCTGTTCATGAGTTACAAACCTGTACAAATTGTAACTCCTGGAAACCAGGCGAGTCGAACCATATTTCCCGTACACGTTGTACTTCAACAAGAACTTGCCGGTTCTGCTATCCGCTTCGACAATTTCGCGGTGCTCACCCTTCAAAAAGGAAACAGACTTTACTTTCCTAGACATACCACTCACTCCCATTCATTGTCCGAGTAGCACACATGCACGTCCTCGCAAACATGCTTGCTCCTGGTTTCGTTAGTGCATCCGTTTCTACCACAGACCTCGACCGAATAGTCTTTGTAATAGCAATCATATTCGGTGTGAGAATAGTTATTATCGTCTGGCTCGCAGTCGTCAGTCAGTGGACACCCAGTACAAAGCACAATTGCGATGAACCCCAATAAAAATTTAATGCTCATGTCTTTCTCTCTAAACAATCTTTTTTACAATTTTTGCCGTCTTGCCAACGACATAAAGACCAGTCAATGCCCCCACCGTCAAGACCGCTGCGGAGGCAAGTGGTACAGCAAGTAGCAAAAAGTCAGGACCCATCATATGTCTACCCTTTAGCATTTAATAAGTAATCTCCATTGTCTTAATTCTATCGCAAAAAATTCTATTCTTTTTTCCAACCCTTCCATTGGATTTCCTAATCAGGAAACTTAATGGCGGTTCACACCATTCTTCGATCTTTGAGATATACACGAGGCAGTTTCCAGAAGTTTCAAACCTATAAAACATTCCCGTCATGCCATTGACGTTGTGACCCCATACCATGTAGTCCTCAACGAACAGAACATTTTCGCCCATCTTCATTTCTTTTTCTTTAGGAGTTTCCACCTAGACTCCTTCCACCATCTTCTGTACCCGTGACGACTCAGAACATAGATTTCCCCCTTCTCTCTGTTTGTATCCAAAACGATACCAGCATCGAGTAGGGCGCGATATTTCGTAGTATTTGTCAGATAACATACAACCAAATCACCTACCATTAGTCTGTACTTTTTATGTTTCACACACTAAATAGTGCGCTACTAACTCTGTTACCAGGCATCCATATGAAGATACCCATCATATGGATCTTTCTTTTTCCTAATCCTTGAAAATTTTCGACTCTTTTGACCTAATGTGTCTTGCGACGTCATGACAAACCTGAAGTCTTTCCTCTTCGGTTTCAAAACAATAGCGCTCACTTTTTTCCAAAACCTCACGAACTGCAATAAAAAGTCTTTCAAAATCATTCTCTGCCTCATACATGCTTTTAGAGTCTAGGTTGTCAATGGCAAACCCTCTTGAAACACCTGTAGATGTCTCTGATGTCCAGTGATATCCCTTGCCGTCCCTAATCTCCCTGTCCATCCGCCACCTCAGATGCCGCGTCTATTAGTAGGTCTGCGAGTTCCATGGCAGAATCTACGTCTATCTCCATTTCAAAATTTCCCAATGTGATCATCACGTTCTCATTCCTCGTATCTATCACCACCATCAAAGAATCCCCTTCTCCGGTAAATGCGTAAAACTTGTGCATTCCTTCCTCTTCTTCTCGATAAGATCTTGCCGACGATTATCGATGCAAATATAGAATACCCCAAAACATATATGATGTCAAGTATAATCTGCTTCATTCTAAAAATCGTAGTTAGTTATCAGTAGTTCTTTTCTTTCTTTTTGGTCTTTCATGTACTCGCCAGTAGACCTCATGGTATAAGTCAGATCCCAAAGAGTCTGATTGTATTTCGAGAATCTGTTCCTGATCTGCTCGTTGTTGTTGTAAGTAATCATAAACTTGTGATCCTCTCGGATGGTATCGCATTGGTTGGCAAACAATTCATGATCGAACCCGATGTGCATTTTACCAGACTTTCCATACAATGCATTAGTCTTTTTCTCTTTACCCTTCAGTATATCATAAGGGGGATCAAAGAACAAAAAGGAATTAGAAGGCAAATCCTTGAGCACATCGACATAATCCATATTAGTTATCCGAACACCCTGGATTGCTTTTGAAACCTCTGACAACCTCTGTATAGAGTTGTCTGAGAAGTTCTGCATACTCGCTTGAGCAGAAAAGGTTCCCGACTCAGTAAGTCCAGAGAACGAACACTTGTTTAGAATGAAAAAACAAACTGCGCGATCTAGGTCGGACGTTGTAGTTTTGATCCTGTCTTTTGTCTCAAGGAACATCTCTTTTGCGTTCTTGGTAATTCTCTTTGTGAGAAGCAAGCGATCCTGCTTGGGCAGGTCCATTTCTTTTATTTGAGATTTTGTGATAAGTTCTCTTGATCTATTCTTTATAGTCTGAAGAGAATCTACAAGATTGTCTGGTTGGTCTCTCAGAGCAACCCAAAAACAGTAGAGATTAAAATACAGGTCGTTAATCCAATAGTCTCCTTCTGGTTTATCCTTCTTTGTTGACAAAAAAACCGAACCGCCGCCCACAAACGGTTCGACGAAACTAGAGTAATCTTCTGGCATTTTTGGTTTCAGATACTTTAGTGCCCTGCTTTTACCACCAGGGTATCGGAGTGGTGTCTTAAAATTCATACTATCCTTCCCATTTTTCAATTATAACATATGCGCCATCGAGGTTGGTGCTGAGTGGTGAGATCATCCACCCATATTCCTTCACTATACTTTTCACGATCTCTTTCATTTTATCTGATTTTCCAGTGACTATTGTACATGGTAGTTCTACAAAGTTTAAGAACCTTCTTACCTTTTCTGCCACATCTTGATGTCTCACCCTATGAAGGTCAAGGGTCCTCATCTTTCTCTGCTTTCTTCTGTGCTTCGTTCCATTTGCATACTTTAGACTTACCTTGTCCGCTTTGCTGTCTAGGTACTCCCAAAGTCTCTTTTTTTTGATCTTAGCAACATGACCATCATAAAAATAGTAATAATAGTTTCTGGTTCTTTTGGTAACTATCCCAACGCCGGCACCCGCAATAATAGCATCTCCTTTGCGGATATTAAAAAGATACTTCAAAAAAAACTCCTTTGTAATATGATAAAATATACCACAGAGTTCAAACGAAGTCAAGTCTTTTTTCGAGAAATAATCACAAGATCTTCAAAATATACCCAATGCTTACTATTTTGCCACAACACCAGAGTCTTTCCAACTTCGTTCAGTTCCTGAAGAACCAACGCGACTTGAGGAAAACAATCCTGCGACATCCCTCTCCTGAATGCCACAAGATCTCCTTTTCTCACGTATGACAAATCGAGAGATCCCCTTCATCTATCAACGTGTAAGTGAACCTATTGCTATACATCTCGGAAGAGTCATGACATGTACTCATAAACTCTTCAAAATCCTTGCTGCTTTGGAAGACTTGGCATCCAGCGCTGACGCCGCCGGTATGCTCTCGATCATCAGGTCCCGCGTGCTTATGAATGTTTATCCCATACCAACCACTGTCATGATCTCCGGTGTAGTCCGCAACTGAATCTCTGTTGTTGTCTCGCCAAACCTTAACTGTGCCGCCACGCTGAATGAGTGCCGTGTAGGTCTTGTGTGTGCCAATGATGTACGCCCCAACATACTGGTTTGGTACCAGGATCGCTGTTCCCTTTTCGTTTATAGGTCTTCTCAAGATTCTGGGTCCTGGTTCTGTCGTAATGATATATGTATCAACAACCCAAGATCCATCAATCTTATACATGACATTCATCGTGTCATCAAAAACATCTGCCGCACCGGAAGAGTTTCTTACCCCCACGATATTGAGGTTGTAATCCCCTCTCTCAAAAAAAACATACCCCTTAGAACTGAAAGCGTCCTTGAACTGGTTCACGATCAGTTCCGCTTGCAAACCTGATACTCTCGCCATTTTATATCCCCTCTTAAAATTTTGTACTGTCTATAGAATTAGGTGCAAGACTTTTCTTTTTGTGATTCAATTCAAAATAATATGCACCGTTTTCATCATCAATCTCGCAGTGATTGGTCCAAGATGTCTGAACTAGATGGTTCTGACTGATAACAAAATGTGTTTTGGTTCCCTGGTATCATACATGCTTCCACACAGGGACCACCATGGTGAGGTGACGAAGGATTCCAACACAACCACTCAGAGTATGTCCGGTTGTCTTTTGCTGTTTCCACGTCTTGAGGCATCACACAGTCTCCCTCTTCTCTCTGCATCTCCATCGTACTATCACACGATAGGGATATCAATATAAAAATTAGTATTATCTTTCTCATAAAGAAAGTATATCATCACCTGCAAACTATTTTAAGTATTTTATCCAAGCAAATCTTTTTCTGTTCCTTAAATATTCCTCGTTGGATTCGTTTGAGTACGCCTCAATCTCAAAAGGGATCACTCGATACGCCTCTGATCCACTCTTAGTCTTCACGAGTGCACGCAACCAGAACACGACATATAAAAGAAAGAACCCCAAAAACAACAATTCCAACTGCTGCTGGAAATGTATTGTTTCGTGTCTCCTGGTTTGTGGTTGCAACTTTCCTCTGCAAAAAACCAATGGACCGAGGGCGATTGCCCAAATGTCTATAGGTGACAAGTACGATAAGATTTTTGGCACTACACTGTTCTCTATAAAAAGTGGTTTAAGATTCTTCATTGTTTTTTCTCCTAATTGATTCCTCTACCTTTATTAACCAATTACTTGAAACCCACCCTTGAAACTCTGTCTCCTTGACGCTTTCTGTGTATTTTCTAAAAAAAGACTCATACCTAGTTCCTGGTACCATACGCACCAACGCTCGGTACTTGGTGGTGAGCGCGTCGGGTTTCCTGGAGAACTTCAAAACTACAGCGATCCACTCTCTACCGTACAAAATATGGTTAACCAGATCACCTACCTTTATTTCTCTCTTTTTGAAAATTGTTGTCAAGTTTCCTTTCCACCCCATCTTCCTGCCTCACTTGTTCATCTATACTCTTGTTGGTATAAAACGTCACAATGCCCAGCAGAATCAAGCAAAAAACCCACAAACAGATAACAACTCTATTAAACACACTGATCACCCAACGTAATGTATCCTATATAAATAGAGTATCGCAGTTATTATTGCCGCGAACAGTTTTAGACCCCAATTATGAAGAAGATAGCGAAAGACTTTTTCTAACATCTACACACCTAAGTCATCGTAGTTTGTGACAGAAACTATCTCAGTCAAGTCATAAGTCAATTTAGAGACGATGTCACTTCTATTTCTAGACTTCGCTTCAATCACCAGATCTCGAATCTTGAGAAAACATTTTTCTGCGTTTATGTAGTATTGGTATGCGGAAATCACAGACTTGGCAATCGCTCCAGATACCGATTTAGACCTGCCAACAAAAACCATTGGCGTCTTGCAGGCGTTTGAAAGACTTATTCGAACTTCGCACTTTGCGTTTGCGCCGGAATCTTTACGTTGCCACGATCTAAACTTTGTGACAACGTCGAACTCTTCAAACCTGATTGTCTTCAGCGACTGAAAGGTTTCGCAATAGTGCAACATCAGGGCGTCGAATATGCTTTCAACTGCCCCAGAACCAGTGTGTGTCAAAGTTTTCTTTGTACCGTTTTCTTTCAGGTACACCGTGCACTTGCAGACCTCACCACTAATATCCTCTTCTATCTTCAGTCGCAAGGGATCAAGCAGTATCAACTCATCCTTGAGGTAACTACTGATAAGAGAAAAGATGTCCTTCCTTTTCTCTTCATCTATTATTTTCATACTTATGCGTCGAACCTCTCCAGTCGAGACGAGACCTTAAAAAGTCTTGAGACACCAGAGACTCTTTTCAGACTCTGTAATATCTCCACTTTTTTTCTTTCTGGGGACGCTGGGACTCCGACTGGAGATGGGACAAACTTTACGCTCAGTGCTGCGATATACACATTTGGAGCGACTGACTTGGAGTTACCCACAGTATTCACGATTGTTATCGAGGGCAGGGCGCGGATGTCCGTCAAGATACTCTCCAAAGATCTTTCCGCATCTGTATACTGCATCATGCAATAAAACCTATATATTCCCTTTTGCCTTGACCTCTCTTCTGCTTCCGATAAGGAGTTTAGATAATCTTGTATTTCTTTTTTTATGTCTTGACTCAATTTAAGCACCATCCATGATATAAATTAAATAGTAAAAAGGCGGCAAAAAATGCCGCCTAGTTTTAGTTTGCATGATCAATCTACATTAACCGATCACAATAGAGACCGGTTTCACCTCTGGTCTCTGGGGAACCTTGATGGTTAACAGTCCATTTTCAAACTTCGCTGCTGCGCCGGACAGGTCCAAATTATCATCGTAGTTCACATAGGTTCGTGAAAAGTTTCTGCGTGCGATGCGGGAACGCTTGTTATTCTCATCCTCGACAGTACCTGTAACGGTGATTGTCCTCTTGTCTGGTTGCACGTCCACATTTAGTTCCTCCCTTGTAAAACCTGCAAGGGCAAACTCCAGAATTGTTGACTCATCATCATTTTGGTATATATCAGCGACCGGATATCCCTGAGTCGATGCCCTGAGATGGTTTGGGAAATCACTGAAAAACGTGTCTACCACGTTGTTAATCACGTTGTGACCTAGTAGTCCAGGTCTGTATGTAGTAATTGCATTCATTTTATTTTCTCCTTTTTTAAGCAAGTGCTGCAATATATGCATGACCCTGCCCTTAATAGCAACAAGATCATGTATATATTATAAACACCACTGGGTGACATGTCAATAAAAAACTTGGATTAAAATAATAATTATTGCCAAGGTTAGACAAATAAAGGTCTTTGGTGCAAAGATCGACTCGCCCAAGAGAGCCCAACTAAGGACGCTAAAAACTAAAATGCCTGCGCTGGATCCGATAAATCTGGCAGACCAAACTGAATTGAATTCTTCCGCTGCGAACTTCCATGCGTGCCAAAAAAACAAACTTGTTGGTACACCAAAGATGAATGCAACCAAGATGAATCTGTCCTTCCACCATTCCGACAAGAATTGAGAATTTAATTGAAACCATGCTATAGTTTGAGCGACCAAAAACAGGGACACTATCACTATATAACTTCTCATTCTATTGTAACTCTATGATAATATTATTGTTTACAAGTGCTGTTTGATAGTTGCTCAAAGTTATCAGGAGTTCTGAAAGTACCGTTGCCGTAGTGGTATCAATCTGAACTGTGCCAGAGTCTGTAGGGGTTTGCTCCAAGTATCTTCCACCATCCACTGCCCTCACTATCGCTCTAGCGGCAAGATAAGCATCGTGAATGGCGGACTTTTGAACCTCAGAATATTTTACAGTCTCCGTGTAATAGTCTTTTAGCAGCAGATCTAATCTCGTCTGATAGTTACTTGCCACCTTGTAAAAAGACTTGAGTGCTGATAGTGGGTAGTCTACGCTACTTCGTTTTTGGGACATTCTTGCCCTCGCTCCAGAATTTACGATTCTTTCTTTGCCGAGTTATTAGAAGTGCGCTTAGGCACTTCCCTCCGCTATGTTCAATTATTTTCCCCTGATATGGTTCAAGTAGTCCATACAGCGGTTGAGGTTTTTTCTTCTGATACTTTCTTCGTGGGGGTGGCACATTCAAGTATTCGACACACCCATCTAGCACCTCCTGATCCGTTGCGTCTGCACTCAGACTCTCAAAGTCCAGATCTATATATACTGCGACGACCCAGCAGGCATTTCCATAACCAGGAATATTCCAAAAACTAGAACCATGGTATCTTCCAAATCTTTTCTTAACACTTGAGATGCCAACGTATTCATCTATCTCTCTAAGGTTACACTCAATCATTATCTGCGTCTTTCATTAGTTTTTCAAGATCATCAAACCCCCCAACAAACTTTGTCAATCCAGACACAGTATCGTTCTCAACAATAATTGGGACAGTGTAATGTTGATAAAAATCTTTCAGTCTATCAATAAACTTTTCATCACCGTCGTGATCAAAGAAGTCGTACAATTTATTATTCTCATACAAAACCTCACACGCTCGGATACAATAAGGGCAAGATTTTCTGCCCCATATGTAATACCTCTTTGGATTATCCATTTAGAATCTCTTTACTGTTACCTTGGATCTTGCTCTTTATGCTTGCGACACTTCCCTCCACCAACTTTGAAACACTTGAAGCGCCAGTGTCTATAACAATTCTAGAAACCTCCTGACCTTGAATCGAATCATGGGACTCAAGGAGGACGATGCTAGAAGGGTTTACGACAAAACTCTTTTTTATTATCTTATCTGCCGGGAAAGATCCCTGAAGAGTCCTTTCTATTTGCAAAGTCCTCCTGATCTCAGTTAGCGTTATCATCTGATTCTCCTATGAACTCTACGGGTTCGCTTGAGATTGTCGAAAGATAACCTCTTGCGATGCCCCTTGCGTCTTCCAAGGTTGACTGTATCGATATCAACCTCTCTTGAAGGTCGGCAATGTTCTTGATTAAGTTGTCCGATATACCGTTCTCTTCTTTGATCAATTGCCCTACAACATCGCAAGCGGTCAGACCAGAAGAAATCCCCTCCAGCAGTCTATGGACTTCCGAGGGAACTTCCTCCAGTTCCACGGTGTAAGCAACAGTTACTCTCATATTACCTCTCTTCAAAGGGACCTAAGAATGAATGCGCATATCAACCCAACCATTGAGGTGAACAGGGTCCATATCATCTTTGAAGAAGTATTCTTCCAATTCTCAAGCGCCTTTAGTCTTGCATACAACCCCTCGTCAGGATTGTAGACTGCTTCTTTTATCTTGTTGATGTTTTCCAACATCTCTTCTTGTTTTTCTTTTACGCCATCAATGTTTGTAATCAGGCGATCAAACTTAATTTCTAAATCAACCAAAAAATCTTTGTTATCATCTTGAGACATAGTGCAACCCTCCCCCTGTAAATAGGGGTATGTCCTTGTTATGTCTCAACAATCGCATTGCTTGTCATAATAAGAGTGCAAGCAACAGACACCGCGTTCTGCAAGGCGCATCTTGTGACTTTTGCAGGATCGAGTACGCCCTGCTCTAGAAGATTTACCATGGTGCCATTAGCAAAATTGATACCATAAGAAGAATCTTTTACGTCCTGCAACCTCATGAAGCATACCTCTGGAGACATGCCAGCATTACGCGCCATAATTGAGATAGGTTCTTTCAAGGAGTCCTTGAGTATCGTATCACCCACGGTCCCAGACTCTAGATTGTTTGCCAAGTTATACAAGGTTACACCGCCGCCAGGAACGATACCCTCCTGTTGAGCAGAACGTACCGCCTCCAGGGCATCCTCAATGCGATGCTTCTTCTCTATCATCTCTACTTGTGTTGCTGCACCAACGCGGATAACAGCGATTCCCGAAGAGAGTCTTGTGATTCTAGACTGCAATCGCTCTGCCTCGTGCATGTTCTGAGTTTGTGCAATCTCTTCCTTTATATCTTCAATCCTCTTCTCCACCTCTGATAGGTCACCAGAACCATCTACAACTGTGGTGATACTCTTTGCCACCTCAACATTTCTAGACGTCCCAAAATCAAGAAGAGTGATATCAGTAAGACAGTGCCCTTCCGACTTACGGAAAAACTTTGCCCCAGTAGAGAGCGCAAGATCAGACATAATGCTTCTGCGCTCTTCTCCGTATCTAGGTGCTTTAACTGCTGCGACCTTCATTGTCCCTCTTACCGTGTTCATAATCAGTGCAGCAAGTGCTTGACCCTCTATGTCGTCAGCGACGATTACCAGCGGTTTATTTTCCCTAGCAACAATCTCAAGCGCCGGGAGGATCTGCTCCACTGTTTCCAGTTTTTCGTCCGTGATAAGAAACATTGGGTTGTCGTACCTTGCGACCTTTCTTCTCTCGTCGGTGACAAAGGCACCGGCGGCATAACCAGAGTCGAAGCGAAACCCTTCGACGAGGTCTAGACTTGTCTCTAGAGACCTTGCCTCTTCTACAGTGATTGATCCATTCTTTCCTACACGGTCAACAGCAGTAGCAACAAGGTTGCCAATCGCATCATCATTGTTTGCAGATATTGTTGCAATGTGAGCAATGTCCTCTTCTGAAGAGATTGGTTTTGCAAGTTCAGACAACCTATTCAGAACCTTCTCCGCACTTGATTCAATTGATCTCTTGACCTCAATGGGCGATGCGCCAGATCGAATATGCCTCGTGGCAGTATTGAATATTGCCCTTGTAAGGACGGTGGATGTCGTTGTGCCGTCGCCAGCATCAGTATTGGTTTTCGCAGATGCCTGCTTAACAACCGTGGCACCAGCGTTCTCGATTGGATCATCCAAGTCCACAAACTTAGCAACAGTTACACCATCTTTAGTGATGATTGGATTACTGTCTTTGCTTTGTAATAGAACATTTTGACCCTTGGGTCCTAGAGTTACAGACACATAGTCTGCTAGTTTGTTGACGCCCCTAGAAATCCTATTCCTAAGACCATCACCGTCTTCAAGTATTTTAGTCATGTTTTCCTCACTTTGTATGATTATATTATAAACACTAGGAAAGTGTTTGTCAATGATAAAGTTTATTTTTTCTGAATTTTTCTGGCGGCAGTGCGTGCTTTTTCTGCTTTCTTTTCTGCGGTCTTTGCCTTGGAGTCAGTCTCCTGATCAGTTCCAATCAACTCCCTAACAGCGTCGATCAACTGCTCTGTCTCATCAATTAGCGAATTGAATTTCTGATTCACATATGATGCAACTTTTTCAGATGTTGGAATAACCTGAGATATATCCATTGAACCTATTGGAGATGCTGTGAGAGTTACTCCACTCTTTGTAACGCCGGTACCCGAATTGGCAGCGCTTACATACGACAAAGCAAATTGTCCGTCAGAAGATGCATCCTCTAACTTTAGATTAACATCATAAAAAGACAATTGGTTTTTATCCTGGATCTTTCTTGCTATGACGTAATCCACACTTCCGCCAGCGGAGGCGAGAAGTCTTCTTGATCCTTCAATCTTTGCCTTCTCTCCTATGAGTTTAAGAGACAAGCGTTGTCCAGTCTCTGAAACAACATCTTCCAGACTGTCCTTTGTGCTGGTTTCCACCTTCATGTTGAAAAGGAGGGCGAACAACCTCTCAAACAAACTACCAGCAGATGAAGGATTGGCGTTATTAACTAGGTTGTAAAGCAATCGCATTAGACGAACTCTGCTCATAAGTTCGGGTACAGACTTCCCTTCAAGATCCAAATCTTGCAGAGATCTATTGAGTTCGATTAGATTTCTGATACCTTGCTGGATATCTTTAGACTGATCGACACCAGAGCGTTTGGCGACTGCGATCATCTCTTTGTAGTCCTTGTCATCAATATCTTCGTCTCTGCTGATGAACTTGGCATCTAGTTTCAAGTCCAAGAATGCAGGGAACTTCTTGTACTCGGTCTGCTCTTTCAACACAACAGGGCGCGAAAACTTCTCAATCAAATTCACAACTTCTGAAAAAATATCTTGATTACTCATATAACTTACCTCTATATAATTATGTCGGCAATTCCGTATTCGACTGCTTGTTCGGCGGATAAATAAACATCAATCTGCTTCTTCAAAAGAGATTGAATTTTTCTCTCTGTCATCTTGGTCTCAGTGGCAAGACATTTGATGTACCTTTCTTGAATCCACCGCATCTCTTCTATCTCGTTCTCTATGTTAACCAAGGAACCCTGAGACCCTCCCAAGATGGAATGAATCATTACACGGCAATTTCTTCCTATCTTCCGATGACCCTCGGTACCTGATGCGAGCAACAGGACACCAGCAGACATAACCTTGCCATGACCAACGGTTTCAATCGTAGTCTCTTCCCTGACTGCTCTCATGGTATCATGAATGGAAAACATTTCCGCTGCGCTACCGCCATAAGTAGAGACTATCATCTTTATTGGTTTTTTGAGAATCAACGTCTCTTCTGGATCTTCCGCGCTCTCTTGTTGATAATACCCATTCTCGTTCAAGTAGTATAAAGCGTTGACCGTTTCTTCGCCCATTTTCTCGCTAACATCACCGTATAGACTTATGGTCCTTGGATAGTCGCGCTGCGGTTGTGAAGGTTGTTCTATGTTGTTGATTATAACTACTGGTTGACCTTCTGGGGTTTCGGCAATGGAAATATCCTGTTCTACATCGTCATTGATATTACTTTGACTTTGTTGACTTTCTTGGTCTTCCTCGCCTTTTTTTGCTGATCTCTTTGTATTTTCCTGTTCTATCGTTGTATTCTTTGACATCAATTTCTAATTCCTTTGCAAAACTTAACCAATCTTTTTGAGATTGAAAGATCTTCTCAAAAATTAGTACGGTCTCCTTGCTCTTGGTGCCGTACCCCTCACCAACAAGTTTGCCACCGATGAGTCGCGACAACTTGTTCATCTGTCTCTTGTCCTCTACACTTAACTGCAACCTGTATACGCAACTCTTATCTTCTAGTTTGCGAAACATCCACCCAACTAAATTAGCGTTCATTTGCCTCTTCCTTTTTCAACCTGTTCATTGCCTCATTCCATGTTCTATATCTATTTACTCTCACAATTGAAGATGGTGCTGTATTCACCATGTTCTTTATAGCAGTCTCCCTCCACATTGTCAATACATTTTGGTCTTTTTTTGCCACAGCGAGTATTCGATCCTCATCAACGCCTGAGTCTTTCATTGAACGATACTTCATCTTCATAGTGAGAACCATATCGTGATCCAAGGCACGGTAAATCTTCAACGCTGATATCTCCACCTTGCCATACGATTCACTGTACTCTGCTACCCGGAAGGCACCAGCAGCAAGTCGATAAGTCAAAACACCGCTAAAATAGTATAGTAAAAAATGATATATACTTTCTTCCATTAATATAGTATACCAACCTCTGCTACAAAAGTCAACAACAAAAAACCCCCCTTGAAATTAAGGGGGGTCTTTTTATGAGCAAGTATCATTTATCTTAAGAGTTCTTGAGTTTCTCAGATACTAGTCTCTTTAGAACCCTCTTGCTGACCTCATTTACGAGAGAGTCAATGTCGAACTGTTCTTCCATTGCCTCTTCATCATCTTCCTCTTCTTCTTCTCCGGGGAGTTCTTCGTCGCCCATATCCATATCGGCAGGTTCATCCGCATCCATACCCATGTCAGCAGGTTCCTCTGCACCCATGTCGCCGCCTTCCATTGACGCAGCAATCTTCTCGCCTAATCGCATAAGAAGTTCTGCCTCTTCAGCGGTGATGGTAGCAGTGCTGTCTTCAGCATCCATTGCACCTTCTTCGTCACCATCTGGACGGTCACCGTACATGCTGCTGCCATATTCCTCGATATCGTCGGACTCTTCAACGGTCTCTTCTTCTTCGTTTACAGTCTCTTCAGACTCGGTAGTTTCTTCTACAACTTCCTCAGTACTTGCCTCTTCGATCACCTCGTTGTTTGTTTCAGTGGTCTCAGTAGTCTCGGTAGTCTCAGTAGTCTCAGTATTGTTTTCGTTAATCTCTTCCTCTGTCTCCTTGATCAATTCAGCGAAAGTGCCAGGAATCGATGCAAGTTTCATGAAACGTCGGATAGTCGCCTCGTTAAGTAATGTTTTCTTGCTCATAGTAGTTTTAACTCCTTTAAAAATATCAAAAACTCACTCCTAATTAGTATTATTTATTCAAAAAAGTTTCTTTTATTGCATATTCTAGATAGTTTTTTCATTGCTTGTGTCTCTAACTGCTTGACACGTACAAAACTTATGCCCAACCTTTTGCCGACCTCCTCCAAGGTCATTGCTCCATTTTTTCTAATCGCTTCGTATATACAGTTATCATCTTCTGGAGAGTCTATCCAGGATCTGTCTGTTTCTAATTTCTCTTTCTTTTCTTTGTCTGTCATATTTCCCCATGTTCTTGCGCGATCATATCAAAGATGTCTTCAAGTTCATCCTCAGTAAGCGCAAACTTTTTTTGTAATTCCTTTCCTTTCTGTATTAGGTTTCTTGTTTTCTTCTTCTTGTTCCTGCCTCGGTGGGTCACCTTTGCTTTCATCTTTTCTACGACTTCAAGCATGTCCTCGTCCTTATCCAAATACATTTGTATCAAAGACGTAAAGAAGGTTTGTTGTGAAAACCCATCATGCCTAAGACGGATCCTCAAATCAACGTGCCTCTTGTCTAGAATGTAGAACGTCAAACTCTTGTAATCTGTGCCGTACTTTTCGTAGTACTTGCTCATAGGTCCCTATTCATTATGTGAGTAGAGGACTCGACCTGAGAGGCGGAAGTTTGAATAATGAACTCTCTATTAAGTTGCAACTCTCTTATGTTGCGCGCTCCTGTGTAGGACAGTCCACTCCTAATATTCTGAGAAATATCAGAGAGCACCAGGTCGACGGGTCCTTTGTATGGCACTGTTGTCGCGACACCCTCCAAAGAATTAGCAACACCTTTCCATTCCTCCTGCGCCTCTCTAGATGCCATGCCTCGATATGACTTGAACGATTTGCCACTCGTGCTCTGCATTAAGGAACCAGGAGTTTCGGTGGTACCCGCGAGCATCGACCCAAGCATTACGAAGTCTGCGCCTGCTGCCAATGCCTTAACTATATCTCCTGCAGTCTTTACCCCACCGTCAGCAATTATTGCGGCAGGCACGATGCCCTCTGTATCCTCGCGGACACCGTGACGAATAACGTCTCTCTCCATTGCACAACCCAAGACGGACCACAAAGTCGGAACTCCGTGACCTGTTTGGATTCTGGTGGAGCATATAGAACCGCCGCCGATGCCAACCCTAACGGCATCTGCCCCCCAGGAGGACAAATCATAGTAACCCTCTGGTGTGGCGACGTTACCTGCGATCACTGTTACCGTGTCGGAAAAAACATCTTTAAGTCTCTTTATGGCAGTCTCTACGTTTGAGTGATGCCCATGGGCAACATCGATACATATATTCTTTGCACCGGAACCGTGCAGAGCAAGGGCGCGCTCTACATAATCACCGGTCACACCAACCGCAGCACCAATGTTTGCTGCGCCTGACTTGACAGCATCTCTCACAATGGCGCACTGCTCCTTCAGTGAGTTGTATCTATGCACAATGCCCATGCCACCTGCCTTGCTCATTGCAGATGCCATCCTTGCCTCAGTCACTGTGTCCATTGGACTAGACAAAACTGGCAATGACAAGGTTGTTTGACCCATTGACGAGAGAGTTTCTATCTCTCTTCTAGACTCTATGTCTGATCTCTTGGGTACCAATAGTACGTCATCGAACGCTAAAGTGTTTCTAAACATTTGTTTCTTCCTTGTATTTCTTAAAGTCTTTTATTATTTCGTGCGCTTGGTTCCAACAATCAGGGCAATAAAGGTTTACTTTGTTCTCCTTCTTTCTGACGGCAACGACCCAGGATCTTACCTGTTCCTTATTGTTCTTATCAAAAGGCGCTTCACAGACGAGACATTCATCACCAATCTTATCGAACATGGTGAGTTGCTCCTGCATCTTCTTTTCGGCATCCTTCGTCTTCTTTCTCTGAAGTTTTCTCTTGATTGATGTCATGCTATTCTCCGGTCGAACCCAGAGCACCTGATCCTCGGTCTGTGTTGCGTCCATAAATATTATCTTCAGATATCTCGACCATAAGCGGTTTGGAAACCTCAATGAAAACACCCTGTGCCAACTTCACCCCAGGTTCAATAACCTGAGTGCTCGTTCCGATGTTGTGAAGGTTCACAAATATCTCACCTGTATATCCCTGGTCTACAACACAAGCGCCTGTGACTAGAGATCTCTTCGCTGCCACGCCTGACTTGTTCATAATTTGCAACATGTGATCGCCAGGTACCTGCATCTTAATTCCCGTACCCAGGATTGCGGATTGTCCTGGTTCTATGGTCGCTGGCAAGTTATCCTCTGGGGCGAAAAAGAAATCCATCCCAGCGTCTGCGATGTGTGCACGCTCTGGGACTTTTGCACCCTCTCTTACCTTGTATACTTTTACTTTCTTTTCAAACATAGTTTCTCCTTTAATTTATATTAACAATTAATCTTTCTGTTGTCAAGAACTTTTTTTCCACTCTTCTAATGCTTTTTTGCCTTTGGAATTATTACATGACCAGCAGCAAGAAACTACATTATCTATAGTATAGTGACCGTCACTGTCTAACCTGTCTAAACCAATGGTCTCAATCTCTGCTCCGCAATATTCACAAGGTTTTTGCCAAAAGGATTCAAATTGTTCCTCCGTTAAATGGAACTCTATCCCTCTTTGTTTTGCGTTGCCCTTATAATCACAGAATCTCCCTGAAGGCGTGCGGCGGTATTGCTTGTTGCGTTCTTTGATGCGTTCTTTGTTTTGTTCATAGTATTGCTTTTTTTGTTCTTGGATGCGTTCTTTGTTTTGTTCATAGTATTGCTTAATGCTTTCTTTGTTTTGTTCACGGTGTTGCTTGTTGCGTTCTCGGATGCTTTCTTTGTTTTGTTCACGGTATTGCTTGTTGCGTTCTCGGATGCTTTCTTTGTTTTGTTCATAGTATTGCTTTTGGTATGCAACAAGAAGAAAGTAACCGCAAGTCTCAGTGGTTTGCGAAAAAAAGCGATGAGTTATTTAATACCGAGTTTAAAGGTTTTAAATTCAAGGTAGATGATTCAGAAGTAATATTTTCTCCTGGTAGCCCAGCTGAGTTAAGGAAAGTCCAAGATACTCCAATGAATTTTGTAAATAAATTTTTGGATGACTCGGGAATGCTTAGTGATGCAGAAGGATACCACCGCTCTTTAGCTATAGCAATGAATCCTGAAAAGTTTGCTCAGTTCTTTTATGATCAAGGCAAATCTAATGCGACTGAAGATGTTATGCGTAAGACTAAAAATATAAATATGACAGAACGCACAGCACCGGAGGTTTCAACTAAAGGAGGAATGCAAGTTAAATCAGTATCTCAACCTTCGAGTAGAGGCCTGAAAATTAAAAGTATTAAACGAAGTTAAATTTAAAAATTAATTAAAAATTATATATTATGGCTGGACAAGTAAAATCGACTCCAACATTTGCGCTAACACCGAGTTCAGAAAGAACTCCTACAGCTCAAAACTATTTAACCAATGCAGATTTTGATTGGTTGAATCAATATTTACCTGATACGTATGAAAAAGAATTCGAGCGTTATGGTAACAGAACAATCTCTTCTTTCCTACGTATGGTAGGAGCAGAGATGCCTACCAACTCTGACCTTATCAAATGGGCTGAGCAAGGTAGATTACATACTAAATATACATCTGTCGGAACAGCTGCACTAGTAAATGCTGATACTGCAACATTCCAAGTAAATGATACATTAGACCCTACCGCAGCAGAGCAAGTGGTGAGAGTTGGTCAAACTATCGTTGCTGTACAAAATGATGGCTCAGGTCTTAACAAGGCTGTAGTAACTGCCGTTAACAATGCAGCGGGTGGTAGAGGTCAATTCGATGTTGCTTTCTACGAAGCTGGTGGTTTAGTAACTGCTGGATCAGGAGTTGGTAACGCTGACATGACAGTATTTATATATGGTTCAGAATTTAGAAAAGGAACTGCTGGAATGGTTGGTTCACTAGAATCTAATGACTTCATCTTTGAAAACAAACCTATCATTATCAAAGATACTTACACAGTATCTGGTTCTGATATGGCACAAATCGGTTGGGTTGAAATCACAACTGAAGATGGAGCAACTGGATATCTATGGTATCTAAAATCTGAACATGAAACAAGATTAAGATTTGATGATTATTTAGAAACAGCAATGATTGAAGCTGTGCCCGCAGAGACTAACTCTGGTGCTGCTGCCTCTTTAGGTAGCTCAGGTGCTGCTGCAAATCCAGGTGCTGGTTCAGATGGTATCTTCTATTCAGTTTCTCAAAGAGGAAACATTTGGGATGGCGGAAACCCAACTACATTATCAGACTTTGATTCTATTATTAGTAGATTAGATAAGCAAGGTGCTATCGAAGAGAATGTATTATTTGTCGACAGACAATTTGCATTTGATATTGATGATATGCTAGCTGCTCAAAATTCTTATGGAGCAGGCGGTACTTCTTACGGTCTATTTGACAATGATGAAGAGATGGCTCTTAATCTAGGATTCTCAGGATTTAGAAGAGGTTATGACTTCTACAAGACTGATTGGAAATATCTAAACGATCCTACAATGAGAGGTGGTCTTCCAACTGGAGCTGGTTCAGGTCGTATCAACGGTCTATTAGTTCCTGCTGGATCAACTAGTGTTTATGACCAAATTCTTGGTAAAAATGCTAAGAGACCTTTCCTACATGTACGTTATAGAGCTTCAGAAACTGAAGACAGACGTTACAAAACTTGGATAACTGGATCTGCTGGTGGCGCTGCTACAACAGATATAGATAACATGCAAGTTAACTTCTTGTCAGAAAGAGCTGTTTGTACCATGGGTGCTAACAACTTCTTCTTATTTCAAGAATAATAGTTGACACTAAGGGGGGTATTGCCACGCATGCAAAAGCCCTGCTAACGCCCCCCTTTTTTTATAAACTTTAAATTTAATTAAATGAAAAATACATACAAGAATAAAGCCTATAGGCTTACTCGAGAGAACGCGCCTTTGTCTCTTATACTAGCTTCTCGACACACACAAAGATTTCCTTTACTTTGGTTCGATGAAGAAACTGGCGTAAACAAACCACTAAGATATGCTAGAAATCAAAAAAGTCCTTTTCAAGATGAACAGGATGATACTGCTATTCTAGAGCCAATAGTTTTTGAAAACGGATTTCTTTCAGTGCCAAAAACCAATCAAGTGCTACAAAGATTTTTAGAACTACATCCTGGAAATGGAAGAATATTTGTAGAGGTAAATAAAGAGAAAGAAGCAGCCGAGAAAAATGCAGCTCTTGACTTAGAAGTTGATGCTTTGATAGAGGCTAGAGGATTGAGTGTAGAGCAAATAGAAAACGTAACACGTGTTTTATTTCAAAAAGACCCCACTAGATATTCAATTGAGGAATTAAAAAGGGAGATTTTAATATTTGCTAAAACAGCACCAAAGGACTTTTTAAATATGATTAAAGACCCAGCATTAAAACTTAATGCAGTCATCCAATCTTTCTTTGACAAAAAGCTGTTAACCCTTAGAAATAATAAAAAAGAAATATGGTACAATACTTCATCAAACAAAAAGAAACTTATGAATGTTCCTTACGGTGAAGATCCTTTATTTATGGCGGCATCTTTTTTTGAGAGCGACGACGGTATTGAAATGTTTAAACACCTAAAAAACGTAGCTAAAAACAGCTAATTATTTGTTGTATCTTTGTTTTTTGTTTAACCCATAAATTTTTTATTATGAACAAGTATGCAAATATCACCGCAGGCGGTGTAGTAGAGCAGTTCTCTGTAAAAGATGTAGCATCTTGCTATTTAGATAGTTCAGATGATATTGTAATCGATTACATTGATGGTTCTCAAAGTAAAATTGCGTCAGGCTCGGCCTTAGTGCAAGCGGACGTAGACATCGTATTCGATGCCATTAAAAGTGCTCAACAAGAGAAATGGAATCAAGTATTATACGTTATACCGGCATTGAGCCAAACGGTAAACGCCTTTACATTCACCTTTTAAACCTTAGAAATTATGAATAAATTTTTAGTAATTGGAAATTATGTTTTTGGTGGCGATGTATTATACGTTGGATTAGTTACAAACAATATTGTTTTAAACTATAAGGACAAGCAAATAACTTTAGCAGGTTCAGGAAGTATGACTGCCGCAGACAAAACGGCTATCGAATCTGCTCTTGTAAGTGTTTGGGGACAAAGTTATACTGACGCAACCATTGATGTTACATTAAGTCAAGCGATAACAACGATATCATAAAAGTCGTTTTAGTCTTTTATCTGAGAAGAGGTCAAAATCAATGACCTCTTTTTTTTTGCGTATCTTTGTACAAACTGAAGTTCGATGATAAACTCTGTACGAAATACTGTATTAGCGATTATAAACAAAAATAATTACGGGTATCTTTCTCCATCAGATTTTAATTTATTTGCCAAACAAGCACAGCTTGATATTTTTGACGAATATTTTGTAAATTATAATAGACAAATCAATGAAGAAAATGCACGGGTATCAGGAACAGGATACGCTAATATAAAACAAGGATACGAAGAGGTGATTGATACTTTTTCAGTCACCGCCACTTTGACTCAAAGCGCAGGGAATGTTTATACGCTACCAGCTGATTATTATATTATTAATAAAGTGCTGTGCTCTTCAGGAGCAGTGTTTAAAGGGGAAGCCGAAAGAGTGTCGCAGAAAAAAATCACTTTACTTAACAACTCTTTGCTTACTGCGCCATCTACCAATTTTCCCGCTTACACTCAGCAATCTAATTTAATAACTATATTTCCATCTACCTTCAATGGAGCTACAGATATTGATTCTCAATACATAAGATACCCTCTAGATCCTAAGTGGACATTTTCTACCATAGCAGGAGGTGTGCCTATATTTGACCAAAGTCAAGCTGACTACCAAGATTTTGAGCTTCCGATAGACGATGCAAATGATTTGGTTGCTAAAATTTTACAATATGCTGGTATATCAATTAGAGAGGGAGACATATTTAAATTTGGACAAATAGAAGAACAAATGCAAAATCAAGAAGAATAATTATGGCTTACATAGATCAAAAAAAATATTATACCAATGATGGTGCAACCCCTACGGATGGTAATTGGGGGTCTTATCAATACGTTTCCTTAAAAGATATAGTGACTAATTTTTTGCTTATGTACCAAGGAAACCACGCATTAGTAAACAATGTTAATAGATTTAAAATATTATTTCATGCGAAAAGAGGTATCCAAGAACTTAATTATGATGCATTTAAAATTATAAAATCTTTACAATTAACTATATATGATGATTTAAAATTTGTCCTTCCACCTGATTTTGTTAATTGGGTGAAATTATCTTTATTCAAAGATAACGTCATAAGAGACTTAGTGGAAAACATTCAAGTTCAATCTGCTACCTCTTTTGTACAGTCAGGTAGCTCCACCTTTACTTATGACGCAGATGATAATGTAAATACGCAAACCTCTGGATTAGATACCGCACGAACTAACGGCACACTAGAGAGTATATATTTAAGAAATCTTAACGATGAAAACGCAAATCCAGGACTTAATAATTTTGATAATGATATTTACGATTCTCGTATTGGAGCACGTTACGGCCTAAACACAGAGACTGCTAATGTAAATCCTACATTTACTGTTGATCGTAAAGCAGGAGTTATAAATTTTGACTCCACAATGGCAAATGAGCAATGTATACTTCAATACATTTCCGATGGTTTAGAAAATGGAAATGATGATGCGGTAAATGTAAACAAACTTTTTGAGGAGTATATATACGCTTATATTAAATATTCTTTGCTAAATAATAAATTTGGCGTTCAAGAATATATTGTCAATAGAGCTCGTAAAGACAAACAAGCACTTTTAAGAAACGCCAAAATAAGACTAAGCAATATCCACCCATCAAGATTATTAATGAATTTAAGGGGTGAGAATAAGTGGATAAAATAAAATGGCAAGGACTCAAAGAAATTTTGTATTAGGGCGAATGAACAAAAGCCTTGACGAAAGGCTTCTTCGTAATGGAGAATATGTAGATGCCCTTAATGTCCGCTTGGGTTCTACAGAAGAGTCTGAAGTAGGTTCGGTAGAAAACACAAAAGGAAATACACAGCTTAGTGAGTTATACTTTATAGAGCCAGGGACGACAAACTCAATTTCTTTAAGTGACCGAGCTAGAACTATAGGTGTTTATGAAGACGGTGCTAATGAAACAATTTATTGGTTTGTTCATGACCCCGCGTTTAGTGTAGGCAGCACAGGTAAATTAGACATGATATTATCTTTTAATTCACTTACGGGAGAAATAATATATCATATAATTAGTATAGACGACGGCGGTGGCATAAATACAACTTTAAACTTTAATCCTCAGTTTTTAATAACAGGCACAAACAAGGTGGGTGATTTGTTATTTTTTACAGACTTTTTAAATCCACCACGATTTATTAACGTAAAAAAATCTTATGGCGAACCTCAAGTAGCTACTCCTGTTACCCCTACAGGCGAAGTTGTATTTAGTTTCACAGCTGGATCAATAACAAATAGCGGAATAACACGCGTAGGATTTAAACAAGGTTTAGTTCCAGGATGTCCTACACCTTTAATTGCAGTAGGAGCAGGAGCTGCGCCTACTACCACACAAATAAATCTACCTGGTACAGG